GGGAAGGTATTTGTCAAAAGTGTCACTGTATTTGTAATACTATGACTGGTCGGAAGTATGAATTTTGTAAAGATTATTCATCTGAATACATAAAATGTACAGAACATTTACTAAAGTTATTAAATTGGACTGGTAATAAAAATAAAGAAATTAACAAACTGGATCTACCAAATATATCTCAGATGTCATCCGGAATTTGTAAAGTGGATGATTTTCGTTTACATTTATATAATCAATTTACTAATAAGTCTCCTCCAAAACAAAGATCAAGGAAAAAAAGTACTAAATAAGATACATTTTTATAAGAATATAACAGATACCTACAGCTATACCTAATATTATAAGGCTTTGCGTATTAAACTCGCCATCTGTAATACATAAAAATGGTAAAGTCTTACAAAAGTTTTTAAAGTAACAATTACTAAATAGTATAAATAATATAGCAATAATTATAATTGACTGTAGTGTATCTTGATAATTAACGTTGGCTAACTTTTCCATAAATTTTAAACCACCCGAAGGTGGCGAGAAAGCTCTTGGTACCTGCTGTTGTTGTATCATTTGTTGCTGATATTCTAATTGTTCCTGTGACATTTGCTGTGGCATCTGCTGCTGTGGTATCTGCTGCTGTGGCATCTGCTGTGGTGGCATTTGCTGTGGAGGAGCCATTAAAGAATCTAAAGAAGTTTCATACTCAGATTCAGCCATTTATATATATAAAATAATTATTTTACAAATATATTACCGCAAATGTTTAACAAATTTTAAAAGATCCGGAATATTTAAATGTATCTGTTATATCCGTTATATTACCTGTGTATGATTTACACTGGGTTAATACTGTATTTTGATAAGAAATATATTCTAATATTGATTCCTTTGCTTTTCTAGATGTCCAGATGTGTAATTGTTTATGATCTTTCTCATATATTCCCGTAATCCTTCCACATGCCTGAATTAATGTTTCGCATGTCTGAAAAATAGGTGGTAGATATACCAAATCTGTAAGATGCCATTCGTTAGAGTCTTCAGTTTTATATGATTGACCTCTTCCCGCCTTGATCCCAGATACAATAACAATTTTCTTGGAATTTGAGTACTTCTTAAGATTTTTTAGAATCTCTTTTATATGAATTTTTTTAAACTGATATTTAAACTCTTCTTCTCTTACATAGACCGGAATAGTATCTTTTGTGTATAAAGTTGTATATTCCCCGTGATCGATTATAACATTTATATCATTGTTTGTGAAAAAGTCTTTTCCTATTTTTTCCTGAAGAATGATAAGAGATGTACAATTAAAAAGCACTACCTGATGAGAATCTCTTTTTAGAACATAATTAAGCAGTTCCATATACACTGAACAACATTCTTCAGCTTTATCCAATTTTGTGAGTCTCTTCACCGAATTTCCAAGAATGTGCCATTTTTTAATTTTATCAAATCCTACATAGAGTTCCTTCTTATCTAGCGAATAAACATTTTGGCATTTTATATCGGGAACATACTTAAACAAAGAAAATGGAGTAGCCGTGATATAATACTTATGGTCAAGATGTGTACTCTTATACATCTCGTCATACAAAATAGTAGATTGTTTACAGTCTTTTTTATCTAGATAAATCAGGTCTGCTTCATCTAGAATAATAATAAAATTATGATTAATCCTCTCAATTGTACAATACATTTTTGACAACTGTTGTACATTTGACAGACAAATATAAATAGATGGATCTTCTGTGATGGAATTATAACAATTTAACGAAGTTGGAAAATTCCATCTTTTACAAAATTGTAGCATATCTGCTGTAATATTTCTCAGTACAATAAATACTGATTTCTTATCTGTGAGACTCGAAAAAGATAAATCTTGAATATACTTTGTTTTCCCGCTCTGAGTTGGAGAGACTATGACAGACGTCATTTTGACATTTTACTGATTTTAAATATTCTAGACCTTAAAAAATGTCGTAATTTTAATTTAATTATTTCGCGATTTTTTCTAAAATTATTTTCTTGTGTAATTATTAAATACAAAATGGCTGGTGGTGGTCTTATCCAACTTGTTTCTATTGGTGCGCAGGATGTTTACCTTGTAGGTAATCCCCAGATTACTTTCTTTAAGGTAACTTACCAGCGCCACACAAACTTCGCGCGTGAGTGCATTGAGCAGACAATTCAGGGCACTCAGGGTTTCGGCCAACGTCTAACTATTACTGTTTCGCGTTCTGGTGATCTTGTAGGTCCAATGCATGTAGAGATTGAGCTTCCAGCTCTCAGTTCCAGCGTTGATGGTACTACACTAAGTGTTTACAATTCAGTTAGTACATCTGGTGTAACTGGTTCTGCTACCATGAACTGGTGCTGGGTTAACTACATTGGTTACCGCATCCTTAAGGAGGTAACAATAGAAATCGGTGGTCAGCCAATTGATCGTCACTACTCCACCTGGTTCTACATGTGGTTTGAGCTATCGACACCAGCTGCCAAGCGCGAGGGTCTTCAGAAGATGGTTGGTGGTTATGATGTAACTGAGGTTCCACTTGGTCTTACAACCAATGCACTTCTTCCCCAAACCCTATATGTTCCACTTGTTTTCTGGTTTAACACTCATCCAGGTCTTGCTCTTCCTCTCATTGCTCTACAGTATCACGAGGTCAAGCTTTACATCCAGACTGAGCTACTTAATAATTGTGTTGTACTACTTTCTGCTGCCAGTGGTGCTGGATCGTCTTTCTCGAATGTCCTCGATCTCGAGTGGGCTGTTCCAGGTTCTTTCTCGACTCCAGCTGTACAGGTAGCTGGATCCTCAGCTACTCCGAATATTACAATGAGTGTATGGGCTGATTACTACTACCTTGACTCTGAGGAGCGTCGCCGATTTGCCCAGCTATCCCATGAGTACCTAATCAAGCAGGTTCAGCAGATTACTACAACTTTCCCTAGCTTTACTAATAGTTCTCAGAATCAGAGCATTGATTACCGTACATTTAATCATCCTGTATCTTTCAATGTATGGGGTTTCCGTAAGACCCAGACTGGTGCTAGTGTTGACTGGACCAACTTCACCAACTCTCCACCTTTCCTCCAGTTCCTTGGTCTCAGCGTTGTTAATCAGCACAAGCTTGTACTTAACGGTAACGATCGCTACAATGACAAGAATGCTGATTATTACAATCTTGTACAGCCTTACAATCACTTCACTGCTATTCCACCGGTTGGTCTACTTTGCTACTCGTACGCCCTTCAGCCAGTTGAGCACCAGCCATCCGGTACTCTCAACTTCTCGCGCATTGACAATGCGTCTAACCGTTTCAGTGTCATAAGCGATGTCAGCACCCTTAACGGTCTACTTGGCAATGTCGGTGGTGCAACTAATGTATGGTCTCAGTCGAAGGATACACCATATGAGGGTGTAGTATACGCTGTTAACTACAACGTTCTTCGTATCATGTCGGGTATGGGTGGTCTTGCATATTCGAACTAAAGTGGGTAATAGTGCTATTGCGTGGAATGATGTAGTGTAAGTTAAAAATCTATTATTTATTAAAATTTAATAACATGTAGATTTTTAAGACAGCTTAGTCAATATTTTCTAACTTAGGTGTTTCTGAACTTGATTCACCATGCGACTGATTTTCCGTCGTTGGAGTATCCACAGCAGGTTCACTGGATGACTTATCATCTAATTCTTGTAACTTCCCAGCCTTCTTCTGTTCTCTACGATGTTTTTCGAAATCAGCTCGAGCTTCTTCCATCTCCTTATCATGTTCGGTAATAAGTTCTTCTAACTTTTCATCGGCATAGTGCTTTTCTCCAATCTTTTCAGTTTCTGGTGGAAGAAGTAACCAAGAATACATCTCTACAACGAATAGGTCAAATGTATCATCAACCTTCTGTAGTTTAGCCGCATGCTTCTTAGCTTCATCTATATTAGAAAATACACCCTTGATCTTAACAGCCAGATTATCTGCCTTCTGACGACTTTTTGGAGAAATTACGCTAATAATAGCATATTCTTGGCCTGGTACTCTAATAGAATCCTTTTCTAGATAGTCATTAATATCAACTTCAGGCATTTAAATAAATATTGTTATTATCTTTAAATAATTTTAGATCGTTGATATATATTTCCATTCTAACTCTTTACATATATTTTTCCATATTTTCTCCTGTTCAAATAGTTTTTCTCTACTTTTTAATAACGGGAAATAAGATAGTAGATCATTTCTATTTAGTAGTTGGCAAAATTTATGTAGTGTAAATGAATAGCTTAAAAAATTTTTTCTATTAGGTGGACAATATTTATCAAACGGAGCTTGAATCATATCAAACATTTGCATTAATTTATTTTCCAATTCTGTTGTAATTACGAGTCCTTTCTTATTAGTTATTCTATTAATAATATTTGGTATATGTTCGTAGTATTTGTTAAGTCTTAACTTTTTAAGATATTGTCTTATCTTTGTATGAGTAATATCAACTGCATCTGTGATTCTTTCTTTTTTTAGTTCGACGTAAATTAAATTGAGTATATCACTGGGTATTATTGTACTTTCTTTAGCTTGTAATTGTGTTAACCATTCTTTAAAATGATTTTTTCTTTTATAAGTAAATACTTGGACAATTTCAGTAGAATCTATTCGTGACCAATCAACCTGATTAGAACTATCTGTATATTTTTCACATACACCACAATTAGAACACACTATTGTAGCTTCTTTAGCATCAATTGTTCTGTCTTCTGACTTACATTCTCTACAACAATTTCCTACACTTTTAATTTTTCCAGATGGAATATTAAAACATGTTTCCAGATAGTCACTATATTTAGTACCCTTATCTGTTGAACCATTGCTTGTAACATATTTTAATATGCCAGAATTATCTTCTTGTTTTTCTTTGTAGTCTATTAGTTCTGATTGATCAATCTCTTCTATAAATGGTATGGCTTTACACAGGTAGTCTGTCATTTCTGTCTGATAATATATATCATTTATTTCTTGTTCTAAAAATCTGATCTTGTCTTTTAATATTACAACCTTTGAGTGTTCCTTATTTTTATAAACTTTTTCGAGATCTTTTTTAAGTGATTCTAATTCTTCTTTTTTGTCATCGTAAGTGGCATATTTATCCTGAAGTTTGTTAATATATTCTTCATGTATATTCTCTATACTAGACCTACAATCTTTATGAACAGGCCTTTGCGATAATCGAAACGTGTTCATTTAATATTTTTAATATTTTTAATCTTTAAATATTATTAAATGAGATCGGATCTTAAAACATATTATGGTAGTTCGATTATACCGGCCGACGATTTACCTCCAATTAGAAGTTCGGGACAGTTTAATCCTCCAAATTTTTTCCCATTAACTGAATCTAAATCTTGGCAAAATATTAAATTTGTAGGGTCTGATTATAAACCTACAACAGTTTCTCAGCAGGATAGATTAAAAGAATACTCATGTAGACCATTAGACCAATCAGCAGATTTTAATCAGAGAGCTTTTAGATCAACAGAGAATGCGCTGTTACAGTTATTTTTTAACGAAATAAATATTAAATATATTCAGGACAGAGTTAGAGATGAAATTTTAAAACTTAGAAATCAGTCAATTTCTACCGATATCGACAATATGAACTTACAAAATTTAATGCAGGAAACATTCACTTTATCATACCAGGGTAAAATGCCTCAATTTATAGCGGATAGTAAGGTTTGTAATCTTAAAAACTTGATATCTGATCTAAATAAACAAGTTATCAATAGATATATAACCCACGCAGTCAGCACAATTGATATGCATAAATATTATATTTCCGATATAACTACACTACCTGTTCCATTGGAAAGACCTACATTTACATCAATTAAAGGATCAAATGTTGTATCTCAACAGGTTGGTCTAGGAAGTGTAGAAGAGTTTAATAGAGATATTCGAGAATGGAATAATAGATTTTCTCGTTTTTCTAATTAAATAAAATAATAGAATAATTTTATATGGAGGTTATTCCTATAAATTATAAGACTTTTAATTTTAATAATGTAACAATTAGTCAGGACAAAATTCTCTACAATAATGATGACCTATACTTTAGTACACCAACACTCAAAATAGTAGATATTATAGATATTGACAGTAGAACATATTTACAATTAAAATTAACAAAGAGGACTCAATCTAATTTGTTTATAAATAATATTTTAGCCAGTGAATCTGTAATTCGAAGTAAAGTTAATGACGATAACTTGTATTTAAATTCTCAAATTATTCGAGACATGTTAGATAATATTTTTCTAAAAGTCAAAATTAATGACTCATTAAATAATATATTTGATAAAAAAAAAAATCCAGTATTATACAATTCATTAAAGAACGGTCAACAGGTAAAATGTATTATTAAAATGACAAATTTTTATAAAGACTTAACTACTTGTAAATTTGGTTATTCATTTGAGTTATATCAATTAATGATACTAGATTAATTTTGCGTTGCTTTATTAAGTTTTAAAATAAGATAATCTACTAAATGAGCGTGGTTAAACTCGATCAGGTCGATTTTTCTAACATTTCAGTAGATAATCCTATTAAACAAGACGGTTTATATTTATCAAAGATACAACACAATAATAAAGATTTAGTTATTCAGTTACCAAAACTAACAGTTTCTTCTCGTAATGGTGACGACTCTTTAGAAGTTATTACAACAGATGAACTTAAATCTTTTTTAGATAAGTATGACCAATTTATGATAAATATAACAGCTGATAAATCATCTGAATGGTTTTCGAAAGAGTTAACTAAGGCTAAAGTTGCTCAAATTTACAAGAAAAATTATGTAACATGTGACGAAGTAACTACATCATCTTTTAAAATAGATGAGAATGTTAAAGTTTATGCTAAAGATAAATCAGTAGAACTACATGAAATAGAAGCCGGCATGGAAGTAATTTTACTAGTACACGCGTCTTACTTAGTATTTTACAAAGCTAACTGTATTCCATATTTTAATATTCTCCACCTAAAACTCAAAGAAAAGAAACTAGAATGCGAATTTCGTGAAGTTGAGGAAGAAGAAAAAAAGATACCAATTAAAATTAATTTAGATGAGTTTGAATTTAATTAAATTTTCCATGTTTTTTTTACAAATTATTATCTTTGTAAATTATTAAATGGATAATACCGTATCAGTCTTCTCAACTCTAGCTGCAGCATCTCTTGTTGCGCTTCTCGCCATTCAATGTATTCAGAATAACGTTGAGGGTTTTACTCCAGAAGAAGCTCAGGCACATAACCAGAATCTAGCAGCAGCAGCCTCTACGCCACCTAATGAAATTAACCAGCGTCTAGAAGATGGTGCAGGCATGCCACAATCAACAAATTTAGACGTTATTCAGAATAAGGGATTCATGTTAGCTTCATCTGTAGACCAGGGTAGTATGGGAAGTCTTCCAGCCGGTGTAAGTATGTGCGCTTTAAATCAGCCCGCGGCTACAGTTGCGTCTTCTCTTCTACCACTCC